AACGTAACTTATTATTTTACTACTACAGTAGATTTAACTGGAGATAGGTTAGTAGGTAACACTAATACGACTATTTTAGGTGGTTCATCTGAAAATTGCAGAATAAAGTCAACTGGACTTACTGGTACTGCATTAATCACCTCTTCTTACTCTCTACCAATTAGAAACGTAACAATTGAAGCAGATATAGCTTTAGATTTAAGTGGTGATGGTGTAACTACTGCGTTAGATTGGTTCGGCGTAAACTTTACAGATTGTAACACAGTTGGTACAATTGCTAACTATACAAACTTTGTGATGTCGGATAGTGCTTTCTTAAACTCACAAGGATTAACTTTTGATGGTACTATTGGGACTATTGGAATAAGCAATTCATTATTTGATTGTAAAGCATCAGGTACAGCAATAACAATATCATCAGGAGCGAATATTACACGTAGATTTAGAATTATTTACTCTTCATTTGTTGTATTATCAGGTGAAACAGCATTAAACGTAAACGCTAGTGCTACTATTGGTGATGAAAAATACATCTTAGATACTATAAACTTTAGTGGTGGTGGTTCGTATGTATCAGGAGTAACACATACTAGCAACAAAGCATTGTTTGTTAACTGTGTAAATATTACAAATACAGCTACACGTGGATTTATGTACATGGTAAACAACACTACAGATACTACTATAGGTACTACAAACGTAAACGTATGGGTGAAGGCGAGTGGTACAACTACCGCAAGTGCCGACAACTCTAAGTTTTCACATTCTGCAAATAGACTTACTTACACTGGTGCATTTTCAAATTCTTTTCAGATTAGTGTAAATTGTAACGTTAGGTCGGGTTCTACTTCGCAAGTTATATCAGTTGGAATAGCAAAAAACGGAACGATATTAGCGGAAAGTGAAATGACAATTAGAACTGATGTTGCCAATCAAGAATACCCAGGTTCTACATCTTGTCAATTAAGCATGACTACAAATGATTATGTCGAAGTATTTGTTAAAAACACATCAAGTTCAAACATGAGAGTAGCAGATTTAAATGTTTCAGCAATTAAAATACCAGTGTAATGAATGAAATTAAAAATATACTTGAACAACTAAGAAAGACAAAAACTTTGGTAATTATAATTTTGCTAATTGCTTTTGTATTATTTTATTACAAATCTTTAATTACAGAAGTAGTTGAAATTAAGGTGAATAAAGTAGATGAAGTAAAGAAAGACATTAACAATAATATTGTCATTCAAAAAATGTTAAACAACCTTATGTTAGATTATAAGGCTGACAGAGCGTACATTTTCCAGTTCTCAAACAATGTAATTTACTACGACCAAACACATAGAAATCACACTAGCATGTCATTCGAAGTATGTGCAAATGGGATTAGTTATGAATCCAGAGAATTACAAAAGTTACCAGTTAGTTTATTCCCAATATTTCTTCAAGAAGTTATGTTGGATAAATGCAAATATGAAGATGTAGATTGTTTAAAAGAAGCATCTACTAGAATATCATTAAAAGAACAAGGTATTAAATCATTAATAGTAGCACCTTATTTTAAAGATGGATATTTTGTAGCTTATATTGGACTTGATTACGTTAAAGAATATAATAAATTGAATTTTAATTACCATGAGTTCAAACAAAAAACAAATGAGATAGGCAGAATACTCTGCGAATAAGTAAGTATCTTAGTAAAAAATTTAATTATATGCCAACTCCATTATACAATAGAACTAAAAAATGTTTTAGAGTAATAAAAAAAAGAAGTGATAAACCTAAAGAAGTTTACGACGATACTCCAAAAGAATGTTGCGTTCCAGAACTTGTTTTAGCATCACTTACAGACCCTACTACTACTTGGAAGAACGATATTACTTCTGCATGGTTTAAACTAAATGATTCAGCAGTTGACACTATTGAATTTAAACTGTATAAACAAGTTGGTGGAGTTGATGTTTTAGCTACGTTTCAGCCTACAAAAACTGAATTTAAAGTAAATCCATTCGGAACAGATTTTTACGCTACAATTCCATGGAAAACAGTTTTATCTACAGATGGTGAAGGTTGTTATACATATAAACTAGAATGGAATGTTGATGGTGTAGTAGGAACTACTACTTGGGGTGAATATCAATTACTTACTTATTCTACTGATACAGCTAAAGGAACAATACGATTAAGAGTTGTATTAAATCAATTTCATTCCATTGAAGATATTGACTTTACTAATTCTAAAGTTGAGGACACAATGCGTTTAACTGGTTTCTTTGGTAAGCGTGAACCTACAATTATTACAGATAACTTAGTTTATCAAGACAGAAAATCTTATAATGTACAACGTGAAGTAATTAATAATTATACTTTATTTACAGACCCTATCAAACAAAAGGCTTCGGATAAAATAATTGACTTATACTTACTTTCAGAGTTTGAAATATACGCTTCCGACCATAATCCTTTCAATTTTAGTTCTGAATTTAAAGATACAGCACTTATTGTAGAAGAATCACCTACAATGGATTACATAGATTTTACTAACTTTGTTAAAATAACAGCGAAGTTACAAGATAAGAAAAAAGATAAATTAACTAAATACAATGGCTAGAAGAAGGTTTTGCGAAGGAATGATAGTAGAAGGTAAAAAGATAAAGGAAGTCTTTAGGGATGGTACTGGATATATGCTGACTTTTACGGATGGAACATGGAAAATATATAAATGATAAATTATGGGAATTTTTAAACGTATCGGAGATAAAACTCCAAAGAAAAACAAAACAATAGGAGTTGTAACTACTGTACTTGCAGGTACTTCTTTGACTATTGCAGAAAGTGGATTGGTAGACCATAAACCACTTATTAAGATTGCACTAGAGATATTATCAGCTAAACTCGGCGCGATAGCAGTTTATAATGCTCAAAAGGTAGAAAAAGTAGAAGAATGATAAGTATGTCAGAATTATTGTCTGGACAATGCTCATTTAATGAGTGTACAGACGAGCAAAAAGCAAACTTAACTGAATTACTTAGGAGAGTAAATATAGTGCGTTCAGCGTACGGAAAACCAATGACAGTTACATCTGGACTACGTACAATGAAACACCACTTAAATATTTACGCTAGAAAAGGTATTTATCCACCAAAAGTTCCTATGAAATCTAATCATTTGTTTGGTAGAGCAGTAGATTTTGCAGATGGAAATGGTGCTTTAAAGGCTTGGGTGTTGAATAATATGAAGGTAATGGAAGACGCAGGATTGTGGATGGAAGACTTTTCAGCTACGAAAACTTGGTTACATGTACAAATTGTACCACCAAAATCAGGAAAAAGGTTTTTTAAACCATAAAATTACTATATTTACATAGTTCTTTTCGATAAACTTTGCCATGAGTTTAAGCCTTGTTATTAATTTAGCAAGGTTTTTTTGTGCAAATTTGTGTAGAATTAAAATAAATAGTTATATTTGTAAAAAATTAAAACATTTGGCAATGGAAAAAGAGAAATTAATGAGTTATGTATTAGGCTATAGACCTGATTACATAGATGAAAGTGAAGTTGTATTTACTTTCTTAAATCAATCAGAATTACAGATTAATTGGAGAGGTATTTCACGTAAGTTTTGCGTGTATGGTACTGAATGGTGTCCTATTGAACAAGAGGATGATGAATGGTTTGATAATGGTTATTGCTTTGAAACAGAAGATTTAATGCAGTTTGAGAACTTTGCAGAAGAAAACACTTGTATTCATTGTAATGGTAAAGGCACTCAACAAAGATTGTACTGTACTAAATCAGCTTCTGAATGTTGTATGTCGTGTTACGAAACAGAAGAATGTGAATGTGAATTATTTTATCCTTTATAGTATGAAAAGACCTAATCTAATAGACCGAATAATGTTTTTCGATAGATTCGACACAGATAAGTACACGGAGTTCTTAGAAGCAAGAAAAGTTAAAGAACCTATTGAACCAGAAAAAGTAGAATTTGAAAGTAATTATGGTTGTTTACAAATGATTCAAACATTCTTATACATTGTATTGCTTTTACTTGTTATTGTTGCACTTTATAAATTTATATAAGATGATAAACGGACATGAGAGTTTTACGGAAGAACTAAACGAAGAAGAAAGAATGTTAGCTAATCGATTAATTTCTGCATTCTCTAAAAGAAGTAAAAATAACCCAGTAACAGCAAATGAAATTGTAACTGGTGTAAATAAAAATATGAAACTAACACAAAAGTTTTCAGATAGGAGATTAAGAAAAATAATTAATCATTATCGAGTAAATGCAATACTACCCATAATATCAACTTCTAAAGGCTATTACGTTTCTTATGACGAGAATGAAATAGAAGGAATGATAATATCACTGACACAGAGAGCTAACTCAATATTAGAAGGATGTTTTGGAATGCAAAGAATTTTAAATGAAGAAAAATTAAAAAAATAAATTATAATCAAATAATTTACTATATTTGTCATATCGAAGCGTAGGAAACTCCGAAAAACATTTTTTATAACACAAAGTCAAGCAACAAGGTTTTCCTACGCGCCTTCGTTAGCTTGGCTTTTTTATTTAACTAAAAGTTACTGGTAATCTAAAAACCTTTATTTTATTATGGTAAGTTTAAAATTTAAATGCGCATTAATTTCAAAAGATTTTATTGAAATAGAAGCGAACAATCAAAGAATTGAAATTGTAATAGTTAATCATGATGATTTTAATCAAGAACACGAAACTTGTGGTGTAATACTAGATAAGTTTACGGCTATTAAGCTATCTAAAGAACTTCGTAAACAAATTGCTTTATTAGATTAGTTATGGAAAAAATGCAATGGTTTAAATTCTCTATTTCTGAATGGAAGATGGGAAAAATTCAAAAATGTACTCCAGAAGCTAAATCTTCATTTATGGAATTATGTTGTTTATACTGGATAAATGAAACTAAACTTTCTATTGAAGATGCAATTATTGAATGTGATGAAGTAAATTATAAAAATCTTTTATCTAAAAAAGTGATTAAAGAAGTTGGTGGTTTTATAAAAATTTATTTCTTAGATGAACAGTTTGAAAATGCCTTAGAAAAATCTGTAAAAGCCAGAGAATCAGTAGAAAAGAGGTGGGCTAAACGTAATACGATAGTATTAGGAACGAATAACGATAGTAATACGACCGTATTACGACCGAATTACGATAGTAATACAGAAGAGAAAAGAAAAGAAAAGAAAAGAAAAGAAGATAATCCTTCTTCTACGAAAAATGAATTTTCGCAGGATGTGTTTAAAGCCTTTGATTATTTAGTTCAATTTTTTGATGGTACTAAACCAGAAACTGAATCTGCAAAAAATAAATGGTTAGATTGTATTGATAAGCTAAACAGAATTGATGGTTTAACTTTTAAAGAAATTTGTGAAATTGTAAGATACATTAAAAACGATGATTTCTGGAAAACAAATTTTTTAAGTATTCTAAAGCTAAGGAAGAAGAATCAAGAAGGTATTGAATATTGGAATGTTTTTAAATTAAAAATGAAAGGTCAAGTTAGTAATAAGTCTGATGTTTTAGGCACAACAGCAGATGGTGAAGTTGTAACAGACCAATATGTTTATAGTGTTTACAAACAAATGGGGAAATTATGATTTTAAAAGACGGACATAGCACTAAATACCTATTTGACTACAGAGACGGTAAAATACCACAAGGGCTTGGATTAGGTATTTACTTAGATGATTATTTAAGATTTAAAAGAGGTCAATTAAATTTTATACTTGGACATGATAACGTAGGTAAATCCTACTGGATGTTATGGTATTTTCTTGCACTAGCAACTAATCACAATCTTACATTCACTTTGTTTATGGATGAAAATTCAGCACAAAAAGCAATGAGAGATTTGATTAGAATGTATTTCGGAAGAAAGATAACTGAACTTACAAATTCTGAATTACAAGTAGGAATAATGAAAATTGAACACCATTTTAAGTTTGTAGATAATCTTAAACGATATACTCCAGAGGAATTATTAGAGGTGTTTAAAACAAGTAAAACGGATGCTTACTTAATCGACCCTTTCAATGGATTAAAAACAGCTTTATCTTATTCTAGTAATTACGATGTTTTAAATGATTTAAAAATGTTTTGTAAGACTACTAACGCTACGATATACATAAATGCTCACCCAAGTACAGCAAGTGGACGTAGACAAGCTGTATATCCACAAGGACATACATGGGCTGGACATATTACACCTCCGTTTAAAGATGATATTGAAGGTGGTAAAGCATTTTCAAATAAAGCAGATGATTTTATTATAATTCACAGACTTATTGGTAGTGAAACAATGAAGTTTGAAACACTTGTGGAAATTAAAAAAGTTAAAGATACGGATGATGGTGGAAGTCAAACAATGCTTGAAAAACCAATAATGTTTAACTACAATTCTGCAAACGGATTTAAGTGTGGAGGTATAGATTGCATTAAGCACCCTAAAACAAGTTGCCAAGCACCAGTAGAACTTCCAATACCAAAATATCCTCCAGTAGCAAGTTTCTACGAAGCAGGAGTTAGAGAGAATGAACCAGAAAGAATTATTAACGACCCTGACAAAGGGATTCAATTTCCATTTTAATTATGAATGAACTAGATTTAATACTCGCTAGAGTAAATATTAACACTACAATTGCAAAACTTAAACTAAGTACAGATGAAATAAAGGAAAAGAACCCCCAAAGAACCGATTTAACGAACTCAATGGAAGATTCCATAGGACAACTCGTTTTTTCAGTTTCGATGTATGACGTGCTAGAAAAAGAGTATAGAACGGCAAGATTACTTTCTAACAACTATTGCAGTCATATTATGCAGTTAGAAGAAAGAATTAGAATATTAGAAAAACAAAATAAATTATTATTAGAAGGATTATGAAAACATCAGAATTAATGATAGGTAATTATGTTACAGATGGGTATTATGATTCATTTAAAACCATATTTGAAGTAGAATCTATTAGTGAAAAAGGAATAAATCTTTCAATAGAAGATGATGGAAGATGGGGGGAAATAGCTGATAGATGGATTGAACCCGAATATAGATTTGATTTATTATTTGGAATACCACTAACAGAAGATTGGTTGTTGAAGTTTGGATTTGATTTAATAAATAATGAATATCACCAAAGTAGAAACCATGAATTAAAATTGTATTGGACGGTAAATAAAAATAAAATGATACCAGAATTTAACGAAAAAAGATTTGTAACTGGATATGATTTTAAATATGTTCACCAATTACAAAACCTATACTTCATTTTAACGGGAGAAGAATTAACAATTAAAAATAAATAATTATGAGTTGGAAAATTAATAAAGATGGTAAACAAATGGAGTTTATAGAAGAAATGATACCAGAAAATGCAGTTGGATTTGTCTACTTAATGACAGCAGTAATAGATGGTAAATTCGTTAAATACATTGGTAAAAAAAATTTCTATGCCGATGTAAAGACTAAGTTGGGTAAAAAAGAAATGCCTACCGATAAAAGATTAAAACAATACAAACGTGTAAGAAAGTTCACTTACAAAAATTACTATAGTTCTAATGAAGTTCTAAAAGCACATAAACAATCTGGAGGTGAAATAAATCGTGTAATTCTTGAGATTTGTTACTCTAAAATTGAACTAACATACAAGGAAGTTAAGCACCAATTCATTAATGAGGTACTAGAAGATGAAAGTTATTTGAATAATAATATACTTGGAAAGTTCTATAAAACAACAAGTTAGAAAATAAATTAAATATTTTTACACAAAGTTGCACGATTATTTAAAATGATTGTGTAACTTTGCTGAAACCAAATGGCAAAAATTATGAAATCTTTACAAAGAGCAAAAGAATTCGCTAAAAATATTGAAGGCGAAGCTACCCGACAAAAACTTGATGAATTAAAGCATTTATACAAATGTTTTGTATCAGAAGTAGAAAACAACAATCGTGTTAAATACCCAAGCACACATGAATCCATGAATATGCTTGAATTTAAAAGTTCAGTTTATGAATTGTTATTAAGCATTATGTTTATGGCAGAAACTAAGAATAAAGACAAAGAGTATATAATTTCAATTTTAAATAAAATATAATGGCAAAAAAAGCAGTAATTGTAAACGAATACAAGAAAGTAACTGTACAATCTAGTGTTCAAGTAGAAAACGCAATGGATATAGCATTGCAAGTAAGTATAATGAGAAAAGAGTTTTCATTAGCAAAAACAAAGGCAAAACAAATTGAATATGCTTTAGAGTTGTTTTCAATTGCAGTTGAACAAGGGCATATTAGTCGTGAATTATTAGCAAAAATTAAATAAGATGAAAGATTTAGAATTAGAAATGAACGGAGTATCTCACTTATTGAGTAAAGTTCAAAATGAAGTTAAGGTATTAAAAAACAACTTTAATGCTTTTGGTAAATACAAGTTTCGTTCTGTAGAGGACATTCAAGTAGCAGTTAAACCTATTTTACTTGGTTGGGAAGCAGTAATCGTACTTGCAGATAAAGTAAGTGAGATATGTGGTATTCCAGTAGTGGAAAGTACAGCAACTTTTATTTGTCCATTCGGAGAAATTTCTGTTACAGCTTCTGCAGGAGTTGATATTCATAAAAAAGGTATGGATATTCCACAGACATTTGGTACTGCAAGTTCTTATGCTAGAAAGTATGCTTTAGGTGGTTTATTATTGCTAGATGATGTTGCTGATTCAGATGCTACAAATAGTCATAAGGACGAACCTAAAAAAGTATTACCAACTTGTTCAGATTTATTATTTGAAAAAGCAATAGCACGTTTTGAAAGTGGTGAAGCAGATATTTTCACTAAGTTGGCTACTACTTATACTTTGACTGGTAAACAAGCATTAGAAATTAAAGCAATTACCAATGGATGAGTTGTACATGGAAATGCTTATGCAAGACCCAGAATACATGATGCAATTAGAGTGGGAGCAGTCAAATGTTCCCAATGCTTAACTTAAAAAAAAGAAAGATGAAAGAAGAATTAATTAATCAAGGTTATACACTTTCAGATAAAATTTAAAAAAAAAGAAATAAGATGGAAAAGACGATAGCACAATTATTAGGAGAAGAAATTAAATAATTAAAAATTAAATAAAATGAACACAAGTATATTAAAATTACACTCAGAAGGCTCTCAATACGTGATTATTATACGTAATAAAAAGTATTCTAAACTCTTGGCAATCCAAGATTATCCACAAAGAAAATATTATTTTAAAAATGAGGAGGTTTCTGAAGAAAAACTTATTACTATGCTAGATAATATTGGTTCTTCTGAAAAAATGTATATTGAGGAAGATAAAATTATGAAGTTCTTAGATACAGAAGTAGAGTTGAAGCTTTCAGATATAAAAACTATTGAAAGAATAAAATGGTATTTTGAAACATATTTTGAACAATTTAAAAAGAAATAGTATGACACCAAAAGAAAAAGCAAAAGAGTTATTTAATAAATTTTACATGGCTATACCAAGTGATGAAATGGGTAAATGCTATGAATCTTCTAAACAATGTGCATTAATTGCAGCTGATGAGTTGATTGAACTTTCAGGATATACTGGTGGATATTATGGATGGATGGATTATTATGAAGAAGTTAAACAAGAAATAGAAAAGTTATGAAAATTACAACAGAGAAAATTATTAAAGAACTTGTTAAACAAGGACACGAAGAATGGTTTTTGAAAAGTGAAGGAATTTACGAACTAATACGAGATACTCGTAACATAATAAACAAAATATTAATACAACAAAAAGGTATAACAATTAAATAATAAATTATGGAAAATAAAAGTTTATATGCTATAACTGCTGAATACAGAAGTTTAATGCAAGAAATTGAAGAATGTGAAGGAGTATTAACTCCAGAGTTAGAGGAAGGGTTACAAATTAACAAGGAAGAACTTATTGTTAAGTCAGAAAACTATGTTCACGTGATTAAAAGTCAAGAAGCATATCTTAGTGCTATTGATAATGAAATAAAGCGTTTGCAAGCCTTAAAAAAGCAAAAAGAAAAAGCAGTAGACATTTTAAAATCTTACTTATTGCAAGCAGTTGAGAATTTTGGTACGTTTACTTCTGGATTCTTTACATTTTCAACACGTAAAAATAGTTCTGTAGAAGTGTTTTGTGATACAAACGATTTGCCAAAAGAATTTAAATCGGTAAAGGTTACTGAAACAGCAGATAAAACAGCAATCAAAAAAGCATTACAATCTGGAATAACTATTGAAGGTTGTGCGATAATTGAGAAACATAATTTAGCAATTAAATGAGAATGATATTGTTTGTGGTGTGGGTTACTTTATGTTCTCACACTACATTTAAAACAATGCTTAAACAACATAAGGTTAAATACCATGAGATTGTTTACAACCAAGCAAGATTAGAAACTGGTAATTTTACTTCCAGAGGATTTAAACAATTAAATAATCCATTAGGTTTCACTTTAAACGGCAAGCTAATGAAGTTTAAGACACTAGAGCATAGTGTAACGTACCTAAAGGATTTACAGACTCGCAGAATGAAAAAACATGAGCATTGGTATGACTTTTTAATTAGAGTTAAATGGGCTTCCGACAGAAGTTATGTAGATAAATTAAAACAATTTTAAAATGATACCATCACTAGCAAAGAAATTAAGTACGGAAATGTTGACTAATAGACTACAAAGACAACCGTTTAATCAAACTATTATTAACGAACTAAGTAAACGTGCCAATAGAGTTTCTAAATGTGAAATAGAAGGTCGTAAACGATTAGAAAAAGAACTAGAGAAGTTCAGCACTAAGTTACATTTAGGGCATAAGAATGAAGCGTACGATTCAGAAGAAAATATGTTAAAAGAGCATAACTATACTTTTGAAGATTTAAGTCCTAGTGAACGTCAGATTTATAATAATGCCGTAAAATTTTGTAGGATTTAATTAAAATTATTAAGAAATGAAAGTAGAATTATTAAATATATTCGGAAATGATATTATGGTTTGCGAATCAGCAAGAGTGTCATACTCAAAAGAGGCAAGTAATTATACCGAAGAACAGAATCATAAATTGATTAAGTACTTAGCTAATCATAATCACTGGAGTCCATTTAGTCATCCAAAGATTCAGTTTAGGTTAACAATGCCAATCTATGTAGAACGTCAGATTATAAAAACACAAGCAGGAGTAGAATATAATTCAATATCAGGAAGGTATGTTGACTTTTCAGATACATACACAACAATTAAAGAGTGGCGTAAACAATCGAAAGATAGTAAGCAAGGAAGTGAAGGAGTAGTAAATAATCAAGGTATTTGTAATGAAATAGAAGAGGAAGTGATACACTTCTGTAAGATTGCATATGAAAGATTGATAAATCAAGGAGTATCAAAAGAACAAGCAAGAACAATTTTGCCTTTAAACCTAAATACTACTCAGATTTGGACTGGTTCACTTTATTCATTCATTAGGTTATGCAAGCAGAGATTAAAGCCAGATGCACAACAAGAAACAAGAGAGTTAGTGCAAATGATGTTAAATCAAGTGAATGAAAATGGAAGTTTTAAGTATTCATTAAAAGCATTTGAATTATAATGTTTTGCCCTTCATGTAAGCGAGAAAATAGCTGTGGTTGTAAGTCATGCGAAGAAAGACCTGCAAAGTTTAAAAGAAACATAATGGAAGGAGATACAATACAATGTGGTTATTGTAACTTTAAAAGCAGTCACGATGTGTGGTTAGATTATGAATACAGTCAATATGATAAAAAGATAAGTAAGTAAATGAAATAATGCTATATTTGTCGCGATTATGATTATACCAAGTATGACTTGCCCGACAATAAACGAATCGATTGAATTAGTAATTGAATCCGATTTAGAAAACTATGATAAAGATTTAATTATAGATAGCTTAGAACGTGTTAGACGTGATAATATAAAACTTCGTGAATGTTTACACGAATTAAAGAAAATAAAGCCGATAATTTAATATTAACTCAGGGGTGATTTGTTTTAAATGGCTTTTCCCAGTATGCAAGTACTGGGTTTTTTTTATTATATTTGTACTGTATTGTCGCAGATACATTAAGAAATTTTATAATTCCCTATCATGACGAACCTGCGACTTCCGATTGATGGGGTTTTTTGTTTTATGGAAATATGGAAAGATATACCGAATTATGAAGGTATTTATCAAGTTAGTAGTCTTGGAAGGGTTAAATCGTTAGGAAATAACAAGCAGAAGAAAGAGAAAATACTAAAACCTGCCACTAATCCTTACGGATATGTACATGTAGTCTTATCAAAAGATGCTGTTTCTAAATCTATGAAAACATCTCAATTAGTAGCTATGGCATTTCTAAATCATGTCCCTTGTGGACATAAAATAGTTGTAGACCATATAGATGATAATAAGTTAAATAATACATTAGAGAATCTGCAGTTAATTACACAGCGAGAAAATACATGCAAAACTCAAGGTAAATACTCTAGTAATTATAGAGGTGTATGTTGGAATAGGTTTGAAAATAAGTGGGTTTCTCACATACGTATAGATGGAAAACACAAAAGATTAGGTGCTTTTAACGATGAATTAGAAGCGAGTAATGCTTATCAAATAGCGTTAAAGAATTACTTAGATTCTATTAAAGAGTAGTAGTTTCACTTTAAAAAAAATGGTATAGCTCACCAGAATTTTCAATTTTAGATTTTTGGTATAGTAAAAATCGTATAGTTTTTTCAATTTCAGAATTTTTGTATAGCCCTCCAGAATTTTCAATCTCCAAAAAATGGTATAGCGTTAGCTTTTTCAGAATTTCCATTTTTGTATATACAGAATCAAAATCACCAGTATAAGGCAATAAGTATTATTTAGAATCATTCTATATAATAATCCAATCCAATCAATAAAAAATAAATATTACAAAAGACTTGTTTAATTAAAAAATAGTTTTATACACGTGTACACGTACATTTATACAAATAAGAAAGTAACTATTTTTAAGTGTAATTAGTTGAGTATCAATTGAAATGAAAATAAATGAATTATTTTTGTGTAAATTTGCACGATATTAAAATAAAGTTGTATATTTGTATAGAAGAAAGAAACAAAGTATTAACAACTAAAAAAAAGAAACCATGGAAACAAGAAACGAAAGATTAAAAGAATTGTTTAACGATGCTTATTTATTAAGTGAGTATATCGATATCGATAGTGTTTTAAATACTGAATACTACGACGAGATAAACGACGTTGAAGAACTAGAAGAAAGAATACAAGAAAGAATCCAAGAAGTAGAAATAATTTATTACTCAACCGCTATCAAATTACTGATGGAACACGACCAAAGTTTATGCGATAGTTTAGAAATAGCGAACGAATACGGATATACAACCGACAAATTAAATTCTGAATTATTAGCGACCTTATTAATTCAAAGTATGTTAACAAGTCAATTAGGTGACTTTATTAACGAAGTAGAAAACGAAGAAATTTTTAACGATTAATTTGAACACGATGGAAACGCAAAACATAACTTTATTTATTGAAAGTATAAACAATAAAATAGTACAACTAGAAAAAAGAAACGAAATACTTGAAATTAGACGATATAAGCGTATTTTAGAAATAGTATGGAGTAATTATAATAAATAAGAATTTAAACCTTTAAAACAAAAGAAAATGAAAAATTTATATGACTACACATTTGTATACCTGGATAGATATGGGAATGAATTAAAAGAAAGTATTTTACCGTGTTTAAGCAAAAAAGAATCCTTGCAAATAGCAGATAAATTGCTTGCTGAATCCATGATTAATAGTTTGTTTAAAATTAAAACTAGAAAGAAATGTATATAATTGAAATAAATACAACGGCATACAAAGAAGAAAATTTCTATGCGTTAACAAACATACCAGGCGAAGATTTAAAAAGCTGTATATCTGATTTTTTAGCAGAACAAAGAACTAAAAAAGTTGAAGACTATACAAATAAAGATATAGAAAAGTATGTACAAAATCATTTTAGTCTATGTAAATTAAATTACTTTGAAATTAGAGATATTAAATACTTATCAATATAAATAAATACCATGAAAGCAAAAGATTTAATTAACCTACTCTTCAAAGTAGAAGAAAACAAAGAAATACAAGAAAGTTTGTTTTATAGTCAGTTCGACACAATATCTCAATACTTTAGAGAATACCATAGAAACGAATTTAGAGAGCAATTAACAAAACAATTAAACGATATGTATATAAGTACTCAAAACATGGAGTTGCTAAACACTAGAGAAAGTTCAATATTTAATAACGTACTCCGAACAATAGCAAGTAAAAACAATTTAAACATAAACGATATAATTAATTAACATGAATGGAATACAACAACTAACAGCTTTAATCCTTCTTTACGTAGGCTATACATTAATAAAACTAACATTGATAAACTTAATATAATTAACTATGAAAACTAAGGTATTAACAGAGGAATACATAAATAGTAAGATATTAAAACACTCTGAACAATTAAAGAGGCTAAGTAAGGAAATAGACAAACTTAATAGCAATAAACAATACCATAAACAAAGATTAAAACACTACCAAAATTTAGGCACAAATCAAATAGAAATAATATTTTAATAATTAGCAACATGAATACTTATAACGGACAAACATACCAACAAATAGAATCCAATCTACCAACAAACATACATGAAGTAGATAAGCGTAGATACTTAGATAATGTAAAGGAATTCATTAAGTTAGGAGACACAAACAAAGGTTACAAAGAATGTATACTGAATACTAATTTTAATATAATAAAACAATACATCGAAATAAACTAATTAAACAACATAACAAACAATATACCAAGCCTTTACATATAGTAAGGGCTTTTTTTATATTCATACATTACAACACAATAAAAAACACACAAAAAATATTACAAAAAACCATTAAACAACTTTACACAAAACAACAAATAACATTTGCACAAAAGAATAAATCAAATTTAACTTTGCACAAAAGAATAAAAAACCACTAAATGAATTTGCACAAAAGCTATAAAAACCAATTTACTCCGATTTACACAAATCAATCCTTCATGCAATTTAAAAAACACAACCTAAACAACATAAACAACTGAAAACCAACATAATTAACAACACACTCAACACGTAACGTCCTGAAACTCAATACACACCCCACCCCCATGCTCATGGAGAAATGCAAGTAGCCTATTCAGACATGCCTATAAAATTTCTGAAAAATATCAAATGTAATTTAAAAAATTTTTGTGTGAAAAAACGGATGTAATTTAAACACTGGGTTTTAGATAACGAACGCAGAGAGTTAATAGCAGAACATTACAAACTGTTAAAGGATGGGATATAGTTACTCCAAGTTACCTGAGTGGGCAGGAGTGTCAATCGTTGTCGCAAGGCGACGTTTACATGACGAAGTGAAGTTACAAGAAATAATTGACATTGTCAATAGTATATGATACTTAGATTCTTAGTTATTAAGGTGTTATTAACATATTTAAGTATTATTTTATATATTATTGGTTTGTAGTTAGTTGTATAGTTTGTGTAAAAATGTGTAATTATTTAAATTAAGTGTTGTTTTTAAATATTTAAAAGTTATCTTTGTGATATAATTAAAAAATAGAATTATGAGTTATGTAATGAAAGGAAAAGTTAAGGTAGTAGGAACTACTTTACAGATTAGTGAGAAGTTCTCTAAGAGAGAGTTTGTAGTAACGGATGATACTAATATGTATCCTCAGGACATTATGTTTCAGTTAACACAAGATAAGTGTAACCTTATTGATAGTTTGGTTATTGGTGATGAAGTAGAGGTTAGTTTCAATCTTAATGGTAGAGAATGGGTTAATCCTAAAGGCGAGATTAAGTTCTTTAATACACTAGATGTATGGAAGATTAGTAAGTTAGGTAGTAATGCTGTAAAGGATGCACAAGGACAAGGTTTTGAACCTAAGGCTAGTGTTATGCCAATTGCAGAAGAAGTAGTTTCTAATGATAGTATTTTACCATTTTAATCATGACTGATTATATTGTTTGTTTGATACTTACTAACGATGTAAGAATTATGACTAGAGTTAGTCTGGTAGGTATTAAATCATGGGAATCTCCAGAGGAAAGAGTATTTGATTATTTTACTCCAAACTCAATTCATCGTTGTTATAGAGAGATTAATTGCTACAACGGAGAGTTAGCAGAAGAACAAACGCACAATCAAGGAATAAACTTAAATCACATAGTAGAAATTAAATTCATAAAAATAGAATGAGTAAGTTTAAAAAAGGTTTTAAATTATTTATCGGTGTCTTATTGATGCCGATAATGTTTTCTGTATTCGTTGCAGATAGATTAGTAGTTGTACCATTTGTTTGGTTAAAGACTGAATCACTTATGCAATGGTTAAGAAAGAATGATATGATAGTAGAGAGTGTAATCAGAGTAACATTTGCTTTGGTTGTGTTATTAATCTTTAAATGGATATTCTAGTGAAACTATCAAAGCGTGAACTATTCGCGATACGATTTAGATTTCGTGAGAATAGAAAAGGAGTGTTTAACTTCTATAGAAAGCTAAGAAAACAAATGAATATGTTAAATGACGATTTAAATTAAAAACAATGAGAAAGAAAGAAATATTAGAATGGGCTGACAATAAAAATTTATTGAAATACGAAAATAGATTTAAGCAATATTCTAAACTACAAGAAGAAAGTAATGAATTGTACGTTGCAATGTTAGATGATAATAAAGCTGAAATTATCGATGGCTTAGGCGACTGTGTAATCGTACTTACAATATTAGCTGAACAATTAGGATTTGACTTAGCTACGTGTGTAGAGTGTGCTTATGACGAGATAAAAAATCGCACGGGAAGTACAATCGCGGGAACTTTTATCAAGGACTAATGGGAATATATCAACATAAAGATACTGGTGTAGCTTGCAAATTTGTAGGCTATACTACTGATGGTTTCGTAGGATTAAGAATAGGCTTACATAACCACTGTATAAGTAAAGATAAGTTTGAAACATATTACATAAAGTTTGAACCTAAATGTGGCGACTTATTAGAATCCGAAAACTTTCTAGTTAAATTCTACCATTTTTTAGGTGATGATTATGAAAATTTCCTTGGTGAACTTATAGAATGTAAAAGTGGTGGTAAAATTGAAGGTATAAATACTTTCACAACTGAATTTTTTAGAACAATGAGTAAAGATAAAATAACTGAAAAACTAGATAATCTTAACAACTTAGACCAAAAAGAGGAATACGACTTCGTGAATCCAGAACACTACAAACGTGGTAGCATGGAAGTAATTGACATGATGAAACTTTTATGGGGTACGGAAGCATTAATTGCGCATTGTGAAATGACAGCTTTTAAATACAGAATGAGAGCAGGAACGAAGCCAGAGCAACCTATAGAACGTGAATTAGAGAAAGCTAAGTGGTATGACGAAAAAGCTAAAAAACTAAGAAATGAGTTACGCTAGAAAACAAAAAAGACAATTAAAACGTGATTTACAGAATCCAGTAAAACGTGAAAAGATTGTTAAAGTACATAATAACAAAGTTCGTAAGCAACTAAAAAAAGACAAGAGGTTCGAGGTTATCGTAACCTCTTGCTTCATGTTGGTACTAATCGTAACAATCGCATTGAAACTATGGAAGGTGATTTAAGTTTTGGTAGTTTTTCACTAGACGAACTGAACTTAGATATTCAGTTAGATGAAATGGTTTTTGATTCATTCGATAATATGTTTGAACCACAAAAAGAACCTACAGAACAACGTTCACACTTCATAGTTATTTGTACCAACGAAGAACAAGACGAGTTAATTCGTGAAAAGTTTAACCTTGGATTAAAAACTAAGTCTGGCAGAGGTAAATACGAAACGAATGTTATTCAAGCAGACAAATTAATTGATTTATTCTAATGGAAAAAGACAAAGAACACGACCCTTTAAAGCCTAAACTTGGCAGACCTAAGAAGAAAGCGCCTGATTCAAGAGGTGTAAAGGCAGGAACTAAGCGTGGTAAATACGTTATAAAGCCTAAAAAACGAGGTGATGAAGGACTTACTTTCATTGAAAAGGTTAAATTTCGTAATAAATACAGCGAAGATGAGATAAAAGATGCACTTTATCCTAAAAGACACGTAACACCGCGAAAAGAATTGGAAAAATTAGAAAAAGAACCAGAGCCTATTCAAGTTGAACAAGTTGATGTACCCAAAAGAGGTCACGGTAGACCTAAAGGTAGATTGAATAGAAGTACAGTTGTTCGTGCTATTTTAGAAGCTACACGATGGGGAAAAGACCCTATTACTGGTATTGAGTCATATATTCCTATAGAATATCAAATGACTTTAGCAATATTACAGAAAGCACTAAAAGGTGATGTAAATGCCTATAAAGCATTGATGGATAATGCGTATAAACCTCACGCACAAGAAGTTGAGAGTAAAAACGTAACAGTTGATATTAGCAATTTTTCAGAAGAAGATATTAAAGCACTATTAAATGACGATGACGATGACGAACCAGACTACTTTAGAGAACAAGAACTTGCACTCGGAGCAGGAACAGAAGATAGCGACGAAGGAAGAAGCGAAGAAAGTTCTGGAATACCATCTTAGAGCCAAGTTAGGTAAAGATGATTTCTGGGAGTTTTGTAAGTTTTATGATAAAGACTTTTTTCTTAAACGTAAATTCTTACAACGTGTCGCTAGAGCCTTCCAAAGAATCGAGGAAGGTAAGATTAACTCCTTATCTGTATCAGTTCCACCAAGGGGAGGAAAATCATATATAACAACATTATTCTGTGCTTGGACTTTAGGTAGGAATCCTTCTGAATCTGTTATGCGTAATACTTGTACTGGAACTCTATATCAAAAGTTCTCTTACGATGTACGTCAAGTGTTAAAATCAGAAAAGTTTAACTCCGTATTTCCAGAAGTAACTATTTCCAATGATAAAGCAAACCTTAATGGTTGGAATACTAACCAATCTCGTCAAGTAGGTTACTTTGGTGCTGGTGTAGGTGGAACAATTATCGGTTTTGGTGCTACAAAACTTGCTATTACCGATGACTTGTATCGTGGTATTGAAGATGCACTATCTGATGTTACCAATGACAGAGTTTTACAATGGAAAGAAGGTACTCACGACTCACGTCTTGAACGAACGTGTGCTAAGATTGATATTGGTACAAGATGGTCGACAAACGATGTTATAGGTAAGAATTTTCAAGAAGGTAGTTATGATGAATCTATTGTTATTCCTGCACTTGATGCGAATGAAGAAACTTTTTGTGCTGATGTAATGTCTACAGAGCAATATAAAATGATTCGTAAGAAAATCAATCCAGATATTTGGAGTGCGGAGTATATGCAAGAACCAGTCGATTTAAAAGGTCGTTTATTCTCTAACTTACGTACTATTAGTGAAGCAGACTTTAATCTTATCAAGGGTAGAAGTGCAGGAAGTATTGCTTACGTCGATGTATCAGACCAAGGTGCAGATTACACAGCTATGGCACTTGCTGTTATTATTGATGGTACAATTTACATTGCAGATTATTGTTTTAACAAAAATAATACCGATGTAACTATTCCTTTGATTGCAGAGAAGTTAAATAGATACAGAACGTCTTATTGTCGCGTAGAAAGTAACGCAATGGGCGCGGTCTTTGCTAGAACACTTCAAAAACAAACTAGAACGAAGATTTTACAAGTGCATAACACACAAAATAAAATGACTAGAATAATTATGCAATCTGCAAGTATAAATAATGCCTTTGTTTTCGTAAAATATGAGAATAACAACGATTATCACCAGTTTATGACAAACCTACTATCTTTTAGTAAGGAAGGTAAAATGAAAAATGATGATGCTCCAGATTGTCTAGCAGGATTATCAATGTTAATTAAATCTTTATTTAAAAGGTTGGATATATAAAAAAAGAGTATATTTGTGCAAGTTATTAGTGCTTTTCTTTCTTTTCTTTCGGTGCTAACTACTTTTGATTCTTTTTTCAGCCCTCTCGCTATTTATTTGGCTTGAGGGCTTTTTTAATGCACAAAAAAAAGACCCGATTATTAGTCGAGTCTTAAAAATAAAGGTAGTATGATACCTATTTAATTCCTTTTTTCAATCCAAGGAATATCTTTTTTTCATCATCAGTTAAAGTAATTCCTATTTCATTTTCTATTTTGATTAAAGCAGATGCTCTGTAATCTATAGATTGACTTTCTTGAAGTATATCATTCTGTAGAACTGGTAAATGAGTATAATCAGCAACTAATCTCAATCCTTCTTTATCTAATCCTAATTGTTCAGTAATATTATTGTAAATTCTTTCAGCTTCTGGAATGATAGTAGAAGTGTAACACAATCTCTCACCATAATTAACGTTGGAGTAAGTCGAACCACTTTCATTAGAGAAAATATAGTAGTTAAGACCAAAAGCGTCTATAATAGCAAGTTTATCAGCTTTAAGTTCATCAAACAACATTAAATCCTTAGTGGGATAAGACATTGGTGTCCACTTAACATCGTTTTCAGAAATAATAATCTCATCTTTACTTCTGTTATACCAATCTTTACGTATTTGTTCTTTTTCTTCTGGACTCATTGGTAAAGCACCACCTAAGTCAGAGTTTGAAGCAGATAAGATACCAATAGCACCAATGTTCTCTAAAAGTATGTTACGTTTATTGTATTGTGCCTTAATATTAGATAATGGGTACTTTAAAGACTCAATTCTTGATATAGAATCTAAAATATTAACACCATCCGTAGTTTGAATGATAACAACTTCTTCATTTGTTAATGTTTCTGGCTTTTCACCTTCATAGTTATAAGTATAATCTTTAATAAGACCACCTTTATCCATTTGTTTAAGAGTACGACCCGAAGTATTGATTTGAACCTTATGTCTAGCAAGTGGAACAAATAAATTAACTATTCCGAAACTTCTTCTTGGCGCATAACATAAAGCAGTTGAAAATAAACTATCATTTACAGATATAGAATACATAACGTCTTGCCAAGTTTGCATTGGATTAGGATTTTTAATCAAATCAAGTACCCAATGTTTTTCTACTTCCGTTCCATCCTCTTTTACAAGCCTTGGACGACCTTGTGAAAGCATTTGAGCCTTTTTATCGACAACAGTTCTTAATTCTGGTATTTCAACGTATGCTTGAAATGGTTTTTCAGTATTCATCCAGATAGGCACTTTCTTACCATAGAAGTCATGTTGATATGCTCTATTTGTATCTAATAGGGTATTTATTTCCCTAAGTTGATTATTATTTATAGGTGTTCCGAAAAAAGCATTCCAAAAAGAAGGGTTACTCATAATAATTTTTTTACATTTGTACAACAAATTTAAGTAAATATGAATAATAAACTTAATTCTACCTATAAAATTAAATCACATTCTTTAGAAATTAAGGATGTTGACACTAAATCACGTAAGGTAGCAATGTATTTAGCACATTTTGGGAACATTGATTCCGACCAAGATATGATTGTAAAAGGTGCCTTTTCTAAATCTTTACAAGAAAGAGGTTGTGACTCTTCTTCAAATAGAAAAATTGCTTTCCTAAGACACCATGATTGGAAAATGCAAATAGGAAAGTTCGTTGAACTTAAGGAAGACGAAAACGGATTATATGCTGTAGGTGAACTTGGAAGTTCTACCTTAGGTAATGACGCTTTATGTGATTATCAAGATGGAATTATCCGTGAGCATTCTATTGGTTTTAAATATCTAGCTGATAAGATTAAGTGGATTGAAGACGAAACAAAAGATGGTGGTGGATATTACTTAGTTTCAGAAGTTGCATTATGGGAAGGTTCAGCAGTTACTTTCGGTGCTAACGAAATGACTCCAGTATTAGAAGTTGGTAAATCAGAAGAAAAATCTAAGATTATCACTACTATCACAAAAGAAATGGACACTATAATTAAAGCATTAGGTAACGGAAGTCGTACAGATGATAGTTTATATTCACTTGAAATGAGACATAAGTTCTTAGTTGCTCAATTATCTGAAATAGCAAGTTTAAATGTAGAAGCATTAGACGTTAAAAAAATAATCGAACCTACAGAAGAAGAAAAATCTTTTGATTGGAGTAAAGTTGTAACTAATATTAAATAATAACATGGAAAAAGTAAAACGTACTACTAAAGAGGCTAAAGTTGTTTTAAATGAAAAGTTTGATAACAAAGAATTAGTTAAATTTTCTTTTAACGCTAAAGCACCATTCAATCAAGAAGGTGAGGTAGTAGTTATTTCTGGTGAACACGCAAATATCTTTTTAGAGCAAGGTTATGGGGTTGTTTGTAACGATTAATGATTTTACTGGAAAGTTTGCACTTTCTACTGGAATGTATGCGAATACTAATATCCAGTCTTACATTGACAGATACGAGGATATATACCTGACTGAACTGTTGGGTGTAACACTTTATGATGAATTTATAGCTGACTTAGATGTTAACAGCGAGCCAGTGACTGCAAAGTTCACTAAGTTATTCGAGCCTTTTAAGGAAGAAATGGATATTAGATTGCTTATCTCTAAGGGAATGAAAGATATGCTCTTAGGATTCATCTATTTTGAGTATATGAAGGATTCTGTTACTCAAACTACACCTATAGGAGTTGTTAAACAGTCTACAGAGAATTCTACACCTATTTCAGCGCACACACCTATATACTTACGTTACAATGAATCTGTAAAGACTTATCGCGCTATTCAAGATTATATAATGTTAAACTTAGGTACTTATCCAGACTTTAGAGGATATAATAAACAATATGCTTATTGGATATGAGAGATATTAGTGTTTTATTTGAAGAAATAGTAGATAAGATTGATACTTCGATTGAGGTTAATTCTTATTCTAACAAAAGATTTTATACTTGTAACACTAAATGGATTCGTGCAGGTAAAATTATTTTTGGTAAAACTTCTAGTG